TTAGTAAAGCGCTTTGCCGTCTTTGCCAACAATATTGGCTTTCCAAGCTGATTTAATCGTGTCAACCACTGAAGTCGGCAACACCGCATAATCTAATGCAAGGGCTTCATCACCGCCTTTGTCTAATGCCCACTCGAAGAATTTCAAGGTTTCAGCCGCTCTTTCAGCACTACCCGGCTGTTTTTCTAGCAAAATAAACGTAGTTGAGGTGATTGGCCACGCGTTTGCGCCTTTTTGTTGGGTCAAGTCTTGTGCGAAAGAGTGGTTCCAATCGGCACCGGCAGCGGCATTACTGAAACTGTCGGAACTTGGTCTGACCACTTCACCGTCGGCAGACACTAGGCTGGCATACGGCAAATTGTTTTGTTTGGCATAGGCGTATTCAACATAGCCGATTGCACCGTCAAGTTGTTGGATTGAAGCGGAAACCCCTTCGTTACCCTTGCCGCCAAAAGAACCCGGCGCCCACTGTACTGTTGAACCGGCACCGACTTTCTCTTTCCACTCGGCACTGACTTTTGATAGATAGCTGGTGAACACGAAAGTCGTTCCCGAGCCATCAGCACGACGAATCACGGCGATGTCTTTATTCGGCAGATTCAAATTAGGATTCAGCTTTTTGATGGCTTCATCATTCCATTTTTTCACTTTGCCCAAATAGATATTAGCAACAGTTTCTCCGTCTAACACCAACTCACCGCTCTTAACATCGTCCAAGTGCACCGCCAAAACCACGCCGCCAATCACCGTCGGGAATTGGAACAAGTTTTCTTTCGCCAACTCTTCATCTTTCATCGGCGCATCAGTCGCCCCAAAATCGACGGTTTTGGCTATAATTTGTTTTTTACCACCGGAAGAACCGATACTTTGATAGTTTATACGGTTACCGGTTGCTTTTTGATAAGTGTCCGCCCATTTAGCATAAACCGGTGCCGGAAAAGAAGCACCGGCGCCGGTAATGTCAACCGCACTTGCCACTCCGGCAGACAGAACCATCGCAGAACCCATCAAGGTGAACAGTGAAGTACGAACCAATTTATTTTTAATAGCTTTCATAATGTCTCCTTAAATAAAATTTGAAATTTTTGTCGGCAAAACCAATTGAACAAACCGTTTTCTGATATGCCCATCCCACAACTTGTGCACAAATATAGATCAAAAATTTACCCGAGCAAGCTGTTTTTTCCATCTAAAAAGTGACAAAATAAATAGCTACCCAACTATTATTAATTTATTATCATTATGAAATATAATATTTTTTTATTTTTGTCATATAACTGTCATAAAACAAAAAAAGTTTAATTGCTTATTTTTCGAACAGCGAGCAAACTATTTGCAACCCTTTCCTGATTTTCACACTTCCACTTTGTTATTCTTCAAAAATGACGACTAAAGATAAAAAAGGATAATCCTTTTGTTTGACGCTGTTTTTTGCTAATATAACAAACCTATTGGGGCTGATTCTGGATTCGACGGGATTGGCGAAGCCCAAGGTGCATGTCGAGGTGCGGTAGGCCTCGTAAACAAACCGCAAAACAATAGTCGCAAACGACGAAAACTACGCTTTAGCAGCTTAATAACCTGCTCTTAGCCTTCTCTCCCCAGCTTCCGCTCGTAAGGCGGGGATCAAGAGGAGTCAAACCCAAACGAGATCGCGTGGACGCCTCCGCTTGCGGATCGAAACGTTAAATTGAATCAAGCTAGTTTATCTGTCGCGTGTCTGTCCGCAGTGGGTAAGTGAAATTAAAGACTGACTAAACATGTAGGACTGAAGGTAGAGTAATTTCGGACGCGGGTTCAACTCCCGCCAGCTCCACCAAAAAACATATCGTTACTGTTCGTAACTTATCGGAAAGCCTAGAGAATACAAGCCTCTAGGCTTTTTTCTTGTTCGTAGCTTACCGTTTCTTTTCGTCTTAAATCTAGAATTTTAGTAATACGTTTAGTAATATGCCGATCGTATTACTAAAAACCGTATTACTAAAAACGCCTGGAGGCTTGATATGGCTAGGACTGTTAAGATTTTAATGAAAACACAAGTTGATAAAGCAAAACCATCAGAAAAGCCTTATCATCTTGCTGATGGTGGTGGGTTGTATTTATTGGTAAAACCCAGCGGGGTGAAAACATGGCAATTTAATTATTACAAGCCGATAAGCAAAAAGCGCACCTATATCAGCCTCAATAATTATCCTGATTTTTCTCTTGCTCAAGCAAGATCCAAGCGAGAGGAATTTAAAGCCTTACTAGCTCAAAATATCGATCCACAACTCTACCAACAACAAGAAACCGAACGGCAGCAACAGGCGGATAATAATACGTTTGCCAAAATTGCAGCGGCATGGTTTGAAGAACGCAAAACCCGTGCCCGCTTTTCAGAGAAAACAGCTGCTGACACTTGGAGCATGATCGAACGCCATATCATCCCGCACTTTGGCGAATTGCCAATAACACAAATTACCGCACTTATGGCCATCAATGCGTTTAAGCCATTACAGATCAGAGGAACGTTGGAAACCTTAAAGCGGGCAATTCAGAAAATGAATGAAATCATGACTTATGCCCTACACCGTGGAATTATTGAAAGCAATCCTATTGCCAATATTGGAAAAGAGTTCGATAGCCCAACCGTTACCCACATGAAAGCAATCCAACCGGAACAATTGGGCGAATTTTTGACAGCCCTCGCAAATGCGAATTTAACGCGCACTACGCGTCTTTTGATTCAATGGCAACTATTGACCATGACACGCCCAGCAGAAGCCGCCACAGCTCGCTACAGCGATATAAACGAGAAAGAAAGAATATGGACTATCTACATTCAAAAAGGTTTAAAAACGACTGACGAGGGACGAGAGCATAAAGTTACGCTATCAAGGCAGGCTATCGCCGTTCTTCACGAAGTTAAAAAGCTCAGCGGTGGCAAAACGTATTTATTCCCGGGTATTAAAAATCCGTCAAGTCATATAGATCCACAAACTGCTAACGCTGCCATTAAAAGAATTGGTTATCGTGGCAAGCTGGTGGCACATGGAATGCGAGCGATAGCCAGTACCGCATTAAACGAAGCCAGAACACCCGACGGACTACGACGATTTGATAAAGATTTGATCGAAGTGGCATTATCACATATCAATAACGATGACGTGCGTATGGCTTACCTCAGGGCGGAATATCTGCCACATCGTTTTGATATGCTGCAATGGTGGGGTGATTATGTCGAACAAGCCGCACAAAACGCTATACCAAGGTTTCATCTACAAGTTGTTAATGCTTAAGCCAAGAGAACACTAGCCAGCCTTTTCGGTTGGCTTTTTTATATCCACATATTATTTTTTTAAACTTTTATAGTTTTATCTACTTATCTATTTATTTACTCTTATATATATTTATTTTTTTGATTTCTAAAGAAAAAATATAAGTAGATGAATAAATAGATAAAGAATAGGTAAGGGGGTAAAAGTAGGTTTATCAATTTCATTCCTTGGCACAAGTAAGATCGAGAATAACGCCCAATTCATGAAAAAATCCGATTATTCACAAATCCTTTTGTAAATTCCTTGTTCGTATCTTTTCGCACCCTTTCGCTTTAAAAATCCTCTATTTACAACGCCTTAGAAGTAGTTATCTTATGATATGGGCTACTTGTAGCCGTCTTAATTAAGATAAAAGGTAATCTATGAATATCCATAAAATTGTTAGAAAAGACGTTATTGATCTGCTTGCCGCTAATCTTGAGGGCGTAAAGCATTTTTATAGCGGTACTGCTTATTTTCCTGATGTTCAAAACCAATTGCCGTCAATTTCCGTTTCAATCCCTAACGCTACCTGTGAAGCCGCAGGGTTTGGTGTAACGGAATGGAATGGGACGCTTGATATTACTATCTTTGTTCCATTATTTGAGGGTGAAGATCGTCTAGATGATATAGCGGAACAGGCAGCCAAATTAATCAAGGTTGGTTATGGTTATAAAAGTATTCGCCAGTTCCGGGCAGATATTGGGTACGGTTATGAATTTGACACAGAGCAACACGCTTGGAAATCGGCAACATTAAGTTATTCCATTGATTACGGCGAACAACGAACAAATTAGAGGATTCATCTATGTTTAAAAAATTACTCGAATTACGCCAACAAAAGGCGAAACTGGCGGAGGATATGCGCAATTTGCTGACCCAAGCCGAAACCGAGAACCGTAACTTGTCAGAGGCAGAATCAAAAACCTTTGATGAACTGCGCTCTCAAGCTGCCACCCTAAAAACCGATATTGAGCGTTACGAATCGTTAGCCGATGAAGAGCGCAGTCAAAGCGGGCAACCGGTGGAGACTAAAACAATGCAATTTAGCAATGATGAACTACGTCACTACATTAAAACGGGTGAATTGCGCTCTTTATCCACTACCGCCAGTGATGACGGTGGCTATACGGTCATTCCGCAGTTGGATAAGCAAGTCATGACCCGCTTGACCGATGACAGCGTTATGCGTCAAATCTGCCATGTGGTGCGCTTGCCTGTCGGGGCGAAAGAGTTCAAAAAATTAGTCTCCGCAGGTGGTGCCACTGTTCAACACGGCACCGAGGGAAGCGCCCGCACTGAAACCAACAGCCCGAAACTAAACGAGGTGACGATTGCGCTTAATGCGATTTATGCCTATCCGAAAACCACTCAGGAAATTCTGGATTTTAGCTCGATTGATATTTTGGATTGGCTTTCAGAAGAAATCAGCGAAACCTTTATCGAAACCGAAGAATCGGACTTAACCAGCGGTGACGGTACGAAGAAAGCTAAAGGGTTATTAACCTATGCCCGCGCAGCTACTGCTGACAAAACCCGTGCTTTTGGCACCCTTCAAAAATTGGAAGTGGCTAACGCAGCCGGGATTACCGCTGACAGCTTGATTGACTTGTTCTATGCCTTACACAGTAAATATCGCAAAAATGCGGTGTGGGTCATGAGTTCAGCAATTGCTGCTCAACTTCAAAAACTGAAAAACGGTAATGGCGATTATATTTGGCGTGATGGTTTATCCGCTGGTGCGCCCGCTACGCTGTTAGGCTTACCTGTTCATTATTTGGAAACCATGCCGACAGGTGGCGCAGGTAAAGCGGTGATCGCCTTGGGTGACTTCAATCGCGGTTATTACATTGTGGATCACGCTACCGGCGTTCGCACCCGTCCGGATAATATTACCGAGCCGGGCTTTTATAAAGTCCACACCGATAAATATTTGGGTGGTGGTGTGGTGGATTCCAACGCCATCAAATTTATTGAAACCAAGGCTTAAGCCGAGGAAATCAGGGGGCTGCAAGTCCCCTTTTTTATCAACAGGAACATAAATGCTCACAGTTAAACTTTACGGCGATCTTAAACAATTTATCCCTGATGATAAACCGCTAAAACTGGCGGTTGTTACCGGTGCCGAAGCGATTAAGTGCATGACATCTCAGATCGAGGGTTTGCAGCAGCACATTATGCGAGGCGTATATAAAGTGCGGATCGGATCTCGTTATTTGTCGGAACAGAATCTAAGCCAAGGGCTGCATGAAATATTATCGAAAGGTGCGGTACTGCATATTACGCCGGTGTTGAAAGGTGCGAAAAAAGCAGGGGTTTTTCAAACCGTCTTTGGTCTGGTGTTAATTGCTGCGGCGTATTTTGTACCGGCATTTGCGCCTTATGCTACGCAGATGTACGCAGCCGGGGGAGCGATGGTATTGGGTGGTGTTTCGCAAATGCTGACCAAGCCACCCAATATGGATATGAAGCTCGGTAACAGTGACAAAAAAACGGGCTCTTCTTTTTCCGGCTTACAAAACCTGTCACCACAAAACCGCCCGATTCCGCTGTTATACGGGCGGATGATGGTCAGTATGATTCTGATTTCTCAAGGGGTTGACACCTTTATTCCAGAGCCGACAGAAGCCGAGAAAGAGGCTATGCGTAAGGAAGAAGAGAAAAAGATACAACTGGCAAAATCCTCCGGCAATCGCTATCCGAAACCGTTTGAGTATGGTGAGCATAACGAGCGAGACAGAGAGCGAGAAGCAGAAAATGCGCGAGCCGATCGAGAACGAGCGGAGGCAGATAAGAAAAATGAGCGGGACGAACGACGTTCAGAGGGTACAATTTAAGGGGGTATTATGAAAGATTTTGAAGTCAGATCTGTCACGCTGCAAGCCGATAACCAAAAATTAATCGGCTATGTGGTGCGCTGGAACAGTCAATCTAAACCGCTATGGGATTTTATCGAGCAGTTCGCCCCCAATGCCTTTGCGGAATCGTTAGCCGAAGGGCAAGACGTGCGGGCACTGTTTGAACACGACCACACTAAATTACTGGGCAGAACCGCCGCAGGTACGTTATCGCTGGTGGAAGATAACACCGGCTTACGCTTTGAGTTAGTGCCGCCAGACACCACGCTAGGGCGTGATTTATTGGTTTCGGTGGAGCGTGGCGATATTACGGGGATGTCTTTTGGTTTTCGCACGCTTTCCGATTCGTGGGATTTTGAGCAAGAGCCGATTTTGCGCACTGTAAACCGTGCCGAGTTGGTAGAAATTACGATCACCAGTATTCCCGCTTATCCGGAAAGCAGTGTTCAGCTTGCCAAACGGTCAATGGCAGATGCCCGGAAACGGCAACAGCCTAGCGCACTCTTAAACCGTTGGGCTGAGCTGGCGGGGGTGTAAGATGTGGCCATTCAAACGCAAAACCGAACAGCGCAATGCGTTCACCGTTGACGAGTATTTATCGTATCTTGGGTTAAGTAATACAGGCGCCGGGGAATTTGTCAGCCCGTCCACTGCCGAAGCCTTGCCCGCCGTGCTGAATGCAGTCACGGTAATTAGCGAAGCGGTGGCGGCTATGCCCTGTTATCTGTATCGCTTGGAAAAGGACGGACGGGAGCGGGTATTTAACAGTCCGGTAGATTTCTTGCTGAATGAAATGCCGAACCGCAATCAAACACCGTACCAGTTCAAATACACGATGATGAGGCACTGCTTGTTAAATGGTAATGCCTATGCGGTGATTGAGTGGGATAAAAAAGGCGAGCCGCTATCCTTAACGCCTTATCCGCCAAGTGCGGTTAATATTCAGCGCATGACCAACGGCAGCTATATTTACCAAATCACCGATTTAAGCGGCAAGGTTAAAACCTATCTACAGGACGAGATTTTACACTTGCGGCACTCGTCCGATGACGGCTTTATGGGACGTTCCCCGATTACGATTTGCCGGGAAACCATAGGGCTGGGATTAGCGCAACAACGCCACGGATCGGCAGTGATGAAAAATGGTTTAATGGCAAGCGGCTTAATTACCACATCCGAATGGTTGGACGCGGCTAAGGGGGATAAAGTGATTAAATCCCTTGAACGCTATGCCGGTGCCAAGAATGCAGGTAAAACCCCCGTGCTTGAAGGCTCAATGGACTATAAACAATTGGGCATGACCAACCAAGACGCAGAATGGCTACAGAGCCGCACATTCACAATTAGCGATATTGCCCGAATTTTCAATATCAGCCCGATCTTTTTACAAGACTATTCCAATAGCAGCTACAGCAATTTCAGCGAAGCCAGCCGCGCATTTTTATCACAAACTTTGCGCCCGTGGCTGACCAATTTTGAGCAGCAACTGAAAGACGCGCTGATGGTGGATTTGAACCGCACTTCCCCGCGCTATCTGATTGAGTTTGACACCAGTGATTTATTGCGCACCAGTCAAAACGACAGATTCAATAGCTACGATGTGGCGATTAAATCCGGTGTGATGTGTCCGAATGAAGTGCGCCGTAAAGAGGGCTTAACTCCCTATGCTGGTGGCGATGAATTTAGCCAAGCATGGAAGCAAACCGTTGAAGTGAAAAAAGGTAGCAACGAGAAAGGGGCGGACGATGGCAAGAATGATTAGCGCCGGACGTTATAACAAGCAGGTGGCAATTCAGCGCCCGATTCATACCGCAGGCAATTACGGACAGCATACAACCCAATGGGAAGATGTCACTACGGTCCACGCTGCCGTTGAACCGTTGCAGGGACGGGAATATTTTAGCGGGCCATACATGATGGGTGAAAATATTATCCGGGTGAGAATCCGCTATCAACCGAATATCACCAACAAAATGCGGTTGAAGTATGGCGAACGGATATTAGCGATTTATTCGGTGATAGACAGCCGAGAAAGCCACCGAGAAATACAGCTGATGTGTAAAGAGGGGGAAGCTTATGCCCGATAATTTAATCACCTTAGACGAAGCCAAGGCACAGTTAAGTTTGGATCACAATATGGATGATAACTTGATTCAGGGTTATATCGCGGCCGCCCTTGAGGTGGCGCAAACGCATATCGGCAAAACCTTTAGCGATAGCCTGACCGATAAAACGGTACCCTTTAGCCAGTCTATCAAGATTGGCTGTTTGATGTATGTCGGTCATCTTTATGCCAATCGAGAGATTGCCACCGATACCGCACTTCACATGGTACCGATGGCAATCAGTGCGCTATGGAATGTGTACCGTGAACCCGGTTTATATTGAGGTGGTGGCTTATGCCCTTTCAGCCCTTGCGGCGTTGCACCTATCCCGGCTGCCGTAACAAAGTACAGTTCGGACGGTGTGACGAACACAAGCCCAAGGATAACCGCCTGCCAGCCTCACAACGTGGCTATGATAGCCGCTGGACGAAGTACCGGGCGCAATACCTCAAGGCGCACCCGCTATGTGTGATGTGCTTAGTTAAAGGCAAGTACACCCCGGCAACGGTGATAGACCACATTAAGCCAATTGAGAACGGTCAAGCCGATCCACTGTTCTGGGCTGCCGACAATCATCAAGCGCTATGCCGTGACTGTCACAGCTACAAGACCAGAGTGATAGACCAACGGGGATTTGGTGCAAAGAAAAGAAATGAAACTTACTAACATAACTACAAGGAACTAAGACTATGAGCAATTGGAAAAACGATCCAGAACTGGAAGAGTTACTAAACAACGTTAAAGAACGCAGACCGCACTTATGGAGCAAGCTATCTAAGCTGAACATACAAGCCAGTAAAGCAGAGGCTGAAGAGTTTAATCAATTAAAGCGGGAATTATGCTCTATCAAGCTTCCAAGTAATGAAGCGCTAGAGAAGCTAACCGTAGGTGAATACAACAAGTTGGCACAATCCGTTGAGGCTAGATACGATGTTGTGCTGTTACTTTGTTCGATCTTTAAATAGTGCTGAATCAAAAAGGTAATTGACGGGGTGGGGGGAGTTTCAAAAACAAAGAAACTTCCCTTAAGAACCGCCCGCCCCCTCAAATTTTTACGCACAACACTTTTTTTGAAAATATAGGACACACAATGACGAGACGCAAAACCCCGAAAGCACCTGACTACTTAGACGAGATCGCAACACAGCAATGGAAAGCCCGAATTAAACAACTCTTGGAGCGTGGCGATATTCAAGACGCGGATTTAGTTCATCTGGAGATGTACTGCCTGAATTACTCGCTTTATCGCCGTGCGGTTCAAGACTTGGCACAGCGTGGATTTTCGATCACCAATTCCCAAGGCACGGAAGCACGCAACCCGGCACTGACCGCCAAGGCGGACGCAGAGAAAATCATGATTAAAATGTCGTCTTTGCTTGGCTTCGATCCTGTCAGCCGCCGTAAAACGCCAGTGGAAACGGAAGAATTAGACGAATTAGATCAGCTAGGGGCATAAATGAGCGAATGGCACGACTACGCAGAAGCCGTTAAACATGGCGAAATTATCGCTTGTAAGCGCATAAAACAGGCTGTTGAGCGGTATTTTTCAGATCTGAATAATCCGCTTTATGTGTTTGATGAAACGACTGTAGCGCAGTTTATCGCCTTTTCACGTCTATGCCCTCACGTTAAAGGACACTTACGCGGTCAGCCCATTGAGCTTTCAGACTGGCAACAATTTTTATTTGCCAACCTGTTCGGCTTCAAGCATAAAGAGACCGGATTGAGAAAATACCGATCCGCTTATGTTCAAGTCGCACGCAAAAATGCTAAATCTACCGTTGCCGCCGTGCTTGCCAATTGGTTTCTGATTATGGAGAAAGGGCAACAGGATATTTACACCGCCGCTGTGAGCCGAGACCAAGCCCGAATTGTGTTTGATGACGCGCGCCAAATGTGCTTGTTATCGAAGCCGCTTAAAAAACGGGTCAGCATATTGCAGCATAAAATGATCTACCCGAAAAACAACAGCCTTATGCGTCCACTGGCGGCGAAGTCAAGCACCATTGAGGGAACTAACCCCAGCCTAGCCATTGTGGACGAGTACCACTTACACAGCGATAACAGCGTGTATAGCGCACTGGAATTAGGACAAGGCGCACGCCCTGAGGGATTATTGTTTGCCATTACCACTGCCGGAAGCAATGTGATTTCTGCCTGTAAACAGCATTATGATTATTGTTGTCAAATTTTAGACGGCAACGAGCAGAACGATTCATTATTTGTGCTGATTTTTGAACTGGACGAAGAGAGCGAAATCGACAGCCCCGACAATTGGATCAAGGCTAATCCCAATATCGGCAAATCCATACCGCACTTAGACTTTGAAAACACCATCAAGAAAGCACGAGGTATACCGTCGGAATGGGTGGAAATGCTGACCAAGCGTTTTAATGTGTGGTGCCAAGGCTCGACACCGTGGCTAGGTGATGGCAACTGGGCAGCGTGTCAACGGGATTACAGCGAAGACGATTTACACCTCAAAGAATGCTATATGGGCTTGGACCTATCCAGTACCAACGATTTAACCAGCGTATGTTATGCCTTTCCGCACGGTAACAAAGTGCGGTTGTATGCCCGGCACTATATCCCCGAATTTCAGCTTAACAACGTGGCCAACAAGAACCGTGCTATCTATCGGCAATGGGTGCGCCAAGGTTGGTTACGCACTACCGAGGGCGATTGTATCGATTATGACACGATTCGAGATGACATTTTAAAAGACGCAGAACGATTTGACATCAGCATGATCGGCTTTGATGTCTGGAACGCCACGCACCTCAGAACCCAGTTACAAGGCGCAGAGCTTGAAGTAGAGCCGTTTCCGCAAACTTATCAACGTTTCAGCCCGGTAGCGAAATCGGCGGAAGTGCTGATCAATCGGCAAGTCATCGAACACAACGGCGATCCGGTTTTAACCTGGGCGCTATCTAATGTAGTCATGGAAACTGACGCCAACGCCAACATCAAGCCCAACAAAAAGAAATCGGCTAACAAAATTGACCCGGCAATTGCTTTTTTAATGGCGTTCGGCACGTATCAACTTGAATATGGCGATATTGCTTTTGAAATGAGCGAAGCACACAAAACCGCCCTTGATAACTTCAACGGCATAGATTTATAACCTAACCAATAGCACCAACAAACGACGTTAAAAAAGCACTGCAAAAACCTTTATTGATTAATTCGGCAGGTGACTAAAAAAGTCACAAAATAGCGATAGTTGATATTTTTAAGTAGAGCGGCTAGAATGACTAGACAAGCAACGGCAAGCTACAAGCAAAGACGACAAGTTACAAGATGAAGTTTGAACACCTAATTAGTGCAACCCTATGTGATTTTCAGTTACTCCTTGAACAATTTAATTTACCTATTGCAGTAGGTAGCATAAACGATAATGACTTTATACTACTCCAACGCGGTTATGGGGAGCTAAATTGGGATTACATTATTACTTGTTATTATAGTACAGATAGTAGTTTTGACTTTTGTCTTAAATTAAAGGATGCAACACGCAAAGGAATTGATGCGCCAATAGGTGCTTTTTTAGCCTCTTATAAAATTGAAGCTGAAACATTAGAGATTTATGGCATCGAAAAGTTTGGTAATAGTATCTATCTAGATGGGAAAATGTTTTTATTTTCTATGTTTGCCACTTTTATATTTATGTCAAAAATTCAAGGTCAATATATTAAGCTAATTGATGTTGAAAAAGGTAACGAAATTCTACGAAGCTATTATAAGCAATTTGGATTCGTAGAAGATGGCGAAGAAGATTTTATTTTAGGAATGGATAAATTACAAAATCTTATTGAAGATAGCATCAAAGGTAATTAAGGTGGATAATATGAAAAAATCAGTAGAATTTTCAGCTAAAGAAGTTTATGAGCGCACCGGAAAGGCAATGGAGTTGTTAATAAATGCTGCCCCTAAAATGCTTGATGATAATCGCTTTTTGTTTAAAGGACAAGAGGCACATGGTAGAAAAAAGATTCATAAAAATAAAAATGCTGCTTAAGAAATAATAGCATTTAAGAAATAATAACATTGAGGAAGCACTACTAAAGTAGTGCTTTTTTTATTATTCTTGATATTATTATAGATGAAAGAAATCTAATTTAGTGAGGCTGCCTATAATATGAGTACATTTGATAAACAAATATCTGTTTTTGTCGGTAAAGTAACGGGCGCATTAAAAGATCATAAAAAAGCCATGAGAAAGGGATTAAATGCGGCCGCTAAAGAGGTAAAAAATACGATCAAGCCCCAAGCGCCGTTATTAAAGCGTAGTTCTAATTTCCGACAACGGGGAACGATCAAAAACAATATCCGGCATAAAACTATAATCAGAAAAGACGGCAATTCAGGGATAGCCATTATTAGAATCATGCGAACCAAGGGGCGCAAAATGGCAAGAGTTGGCGAAAATACCAAAGACAGAACCGATCCATTTTACTGGTGGATGTTGGAATATGGCACTAAGAAAATGGAAGCCCGCCCGTTTATGGAAAAAGGTTTTAACGAAAGCAAAGATAAAGCAACAAATAAAGCACTTGAAATCTACTTTAGCGAAATGAAAAAGCTAGCCGGAACCAAATAAAAATCCCACTGGCAAGGTGGGATTTCATTACCTATCACGATTAACTTTACCGCTTACGAGTGGTTAGTTAATCAAATTATTCAGCAAACTATTTTGCTGAACGGTCATATTTTATCATAAGTCAGATAATGATCCATAAACAAGTTTTTTCACAGCCCCACTTTTGTTATGATTTCCTTGATGATAATTACAAAGGATAATGAGCTATGACAGAAGAAGAGTTACGAAATCTTGTAAAAGAACAACTCGATTCAGAAATAACAAGCGGAATCGCCAATGCCTTAGATAATGACGCTATGCGAAATCTTGTCATTAATAGTATAAAGAAAAAATCAATATTAGATGCTAATCAAACAATATTATTACAATGTGAAAATTTAAAACAAATGATTTTAAACTTAGAAAAAGATTATATTGATCTATTAATTACTATTACATCTAGAAACATGATTAATTCTGAAAAAGTTAATGGCTATCTTGATCATGCAGTAGATATAAAAATTAAATATAATTTAATAGCTGATACAATGCTGAATAATATCAAGGCACACTCCGTTTTTCTTTCAAAAAAATCTGATGTAATGCCAGCAGTGAAAAACCACTTTAATGGAAAGAAAACAGGGCAAAATAAATATAATGGAAAGGATAGAATAAAAGAACAAGTTTGCGAAACTGCTAAGGAGATTAAATCTAACCGTACTGAAATAAATGACAGTCAACTAGCAAGAGAGGTTTTAGCAAGACTTAAATTAAAAGTAACACCAATCACCGTGAAAAGATGGCTAAAAGAAGCCGGAATTATTTAAAAAATCCGCAAACTCATGATCAAAGTATCTTATGATCTAAATCTGATCATAAGATACTTTGATCATTTCCTCCTCTCAAATCATTCAGTTAAATTACTTTCGTCTAGACAACAAACTTATCGTTATTAACCAGATGAAAGGATTTATTAATGGAAACATCAAAAAACCGTCCTACAAAAAACCAAATATGGATCAGCACTGCCGATTTAATGACAATGCTGTCCTTTGGCCGCACAAAACTCAATGAGTTAGTCAAAACAAATCAATTTCCGCAGCCTATCCGCTTGACAAGCAACTTTATCCGCTGGGATTTAGCCGAAGTTAACGAATGGATCGAGCAACAGAAAGCAACTAGAGGAGCCGCATAATGACTAGATTAATGATGATTATTTGCCAGTTGATTTATAAACCGTTGGAGGGTGTAAGCGAAAAAGAAACATATTTCAAAGTTCATTTTCTGAATGCCCGCAATGAAATAAGCGAACTAGAACGAACCTTATATATTCAGATTCACAAAGAGAGGGAAAAAACCGAGGCAGGCAGACACTACACCCGCTACACGATTAAAAATCCCGATCATTTTGTCAAACTTGTCCGCCTTTTTAATGAGAAGTTGCGCTATCAGCAACGCGAGCGGAATCGCTGCCACGATGTACGCCCAATCACAATAGACGATGTAACCAGCGCTATTCGACAAATTAAGGCTTAAAAAAATGCCGGGTAACCACACCCGGCAAAAACTTTTAACTTACAGGTGATTTAATCCAAAGGAGCTATTATGAATTTAAATCATGATAATTTTATCAAACATGAAAATTATTGCAATGATAATTTTTCAACTTCTACCCTACCTGATTCAGTTTTTAACGTAATTTCTGATTCGGTTGCTTCAATCCTACAAAACGCAATTTTGCGCTTTGCTTTAAAATCAATCTATTACCCTTTCGGCTCAATGCCACGGGCAGAGAGTTCTTTACGCAAAATCCGTTTAATCCACGTTGCCAGTGAACCAGCGCCATCAATTTTAGCTTGTTCCTCCAACTGCTGGCGAAATTCTTCAACTAATCGCATCTGGTATTGCGGTGATCTTTTTTCAACTTTTTTCATATTGCCCCTTGCAATGGTACGTACCATATATTATAGTTTAAATCATGGTAATTACCATAACAAACAAAGCACCAAAAAGCAAACGCCCCAAAGTGGCGCAACACTCAAGGGCGTTCTAACCAACCATCTTACTAAGGATAAGACTATGGCTAAGCCAGATTATACCCGAAAAACCATTAGCACCCAAACGTTGGCGGCGGTATCAGCCAACGGCGGACACCCTACCAATATTCAAAAACGTGACCCAAATCACTTTACAAGTGACCGCACTTTAGGTTATTTTGTTCCCGCAGCCGCAAAATCGGTTGCCGAGCCTCGAAACTCGAATAGATATACGGCGCATGACACGCCTAATAATGCGTGTTTTTTTATGCGTAGCATTCGCACACCCAAAGCAAATACGTTCCCGAATTTTCGGGAGGGTAAATTTCTATCAATGGTGGCGTGCGATGGGAAAGGTTTCGCCCTTTGCTGTGTTCCGTGTATCGCAGTTTTCGAGCCCGTCGCACGTTACCGCCCAAGCCTCGAAACTTCAGCGGTAACTTCTAAAATCAAACACGGAGTTACAGCCATGATCTATTTATTTATCGGTATCAACCGCACCGACACCACCAATCAAATTCACCGTTTACGCATTGCCGCCACCAGCGAGCAACAGGCACGAGCCATATTAGCCCGTGATTATGTGTTGTGCTTTGCCGGGCGAATCAACCGCACTTTAGCCGCTAATTCTATTCAGGGGGTGATTTATGCGTAATTCAAAACCAACCCCAAACGCTATTTTTAAATCGGTTATGGCGAAAACTGCCGAGGGTAATTTGATCACCGAGGATGGCGAGAACCTTTTGAAATTGTACCGTAATGAACTTACCGAGGCTTATCACTTACCAAAAGACTTTAGTGAAGTTCGACACATTGAAGCCCAAAAAGGCGAGCAAATCGGCTTAATCGCCTCTTTGGCAGTGAATTTTGTGAACTATCACATATTAGCTAAAGCCTTGTGTGAGATCCCCGACATTAAGCAGCTTATTGATCAGACTTTAGGTGAAGCATATCTAGCCAATGCTACCGAATGGACAGGCGGCAACCTGAACCATATCAGCCAAATAATCAATGTTGACAATCTAGGCGCTGACTGGCGAGAACAAGCAAAAGCCAGTCATCAGAAAATGATTGAAGAAAGCGCACCATTGCCCCACAGAACAATTGTAATGACTGGTGAGGAGGTGCAGCATGACTAATATCTCATTCGATAAACAAAACATGATTAACCAAAACTTAACGCAGGCAAAAGCCCTTACTACCTTACTTCAAGACTATAGCCAAGAATGCGGAGGCGATTTTAGCCTGAAAAACCATTTGATTTGTGATGTACTTTGGACGATAGAAACGCTAATCGGCAACGCACAAAGCGCAATGGAGGGGTGA